TCATGTCAACACTTCCATCTCCTTAATGCTAATGCTTTTCTAGTAGGTCTGCCTTTACTATCTTTCATTGGACCTTTAACTCCTTTCATTCTTGCACAAAAACTCTTTCTTCTTGCTGCTCTTTTTCCTGTAGGATTACTTTCTGTTACTGGTGCTTTTAAATTACTTCCTGTAGCTCTATTATATTTTGCTCGTCCTTTAGCAGTAAGCCCTCCCTTCTTAGACTTTTCGCCTCTTCCTACTGATAAACTGACTCCTTTTTTTCGTGGCATTATTTTCCTTTCTTCCTCATAGCTATTTTATGTGCTTCTGTAAATGTTTTCCCACTTAACATTTCTTTCTTCATTACCGCCATGTGTTGTGCAGTATGAGTACCTTTCTTTTTATGGTTTGCTAAAGCAGTTTTTTGCCTAGTTGTAAGTTCTTTTTTCTTCATTTCTTTTTCCTCTTTTTCTTTTTAGTATTAAGTTTTTTAAGATCAGCAGCAGTAATCTTATCCCGTGGAGGTGCAACAGCAGCAAGTTTGCGTTGCTTGGGAGAATAAGATCCTTTAGGCATTAAACAGCAGAAGTAATAGGTCCGTTAATCTGGAAACTTACTGAAACTGTACTTATATCACCAATAGTTGAACTAAATGATGTTCCTGTAATAATACCGTTAAAACTATGTTTTTTACCTCCAGAAGTATCTGAAAACAAGTTAAATGAAGCATCACCAGCATCTTCCGCAGTCAAAATATCATTAATAATTTCAGAAGTGTCATCACCAGAGGTTGCTGTATAAAGAAGATCTACAGTTCCTGAACCAGAGATAAGACTTCCTACATATTTTCTTGAAGTATCACCATGAGCAGTACATTCTAATGTATCTTTTGTAATTACTTATAACAATATATTACCTTGAAACTGCAACTTTCACAGTTATTTTTTCTTCTTTTTACGTCTATGTTGATAAGTTATTTTTTTACTACCTGTTTTTTCACGTTTAAATCTAGCTTTTTCTTTTGAACTTAATTCTGAAGCAGTCTTAGGTGTCTTACTTGATACACGCTTTTTAGGCCTACAGGCTGGATATGATCTGTCTTCACCCTTCTTTCGACCACAAGGTTTACCAGTCTTTATATCAACCCACTCTTCTTTAAACCAACGTGCTAAACCTCCACTACTTTTTGCCACGTTTTTTCCTCGTAGTCTTTCTTTTACCTTTAGTGTAACCAGAAGCAGTCTTTTTTTTGCCTGAAGCATCAGGCTTTGTACCTTTACAAACTTGAACAGCATAACCATTTGCATAAGCAGATGGATAAACTTTATATTTGCGTTTTGCAGCGGCTATACCTCTAGCACATAGTTTTCCCATACCTACATCCCACAAGTACAGCGTTTTTTATTACCTTTTTTCTTCTTTTTTTTCTTACCTTTAGGTTTCATTGAACCGTAAGCCATAATAAAAAGTGTCTCTTAATATATTCTAAACGAAGTTTGGCCTAGTGTCTCTGGTTTTGCAAGATTGAATTGTTGTAAACAAAGATACCCGAAAGCGTCAAATGCGTGGTCAACTCCTAAATTTTTATTAGGAATACCTGTATTTGGTGCGTAAGTTAACGTACGAAGTGATTTTATTAACTCTTTACATCGAGGGTGGATTATTGTTCTTCGATCACCAGTAGCATCAAATAATGCCGTATTTACAGCAGTAATTTTATCACGAATTTTCCACGGGGCTTTCGGGCTGGAAACAGTAAACCCACTTCTTCGTAAAATTGTGTGATCTGTAAGACCGACACCACTTGTTTTTCGAGCACCGCCCGTAGGATCGGGACAAGTTATAATTCTTCGGTCAACTCCATATCTATTTACCACTTCTTCAGCAAAATCCCATGTAGTTGCACCTCCCCGAAGGATAATTTCATCAAAAACATACAAATTATTGTTATTTTTTACAGCACATATGCCACAAAGAGGATCAACGTTAAAGTCTACCCCCATGTATAGAGGTAACATATGTAAATCTTGTGCTTCGGACGAAATATTCTCATCGTCAAAACTTATTGCCACTAATCCTGTTAAATTTTCAAAACTTGCTTCAAATTCTTGCCTAAATGTACGATTATCTAGCTGTCCTCTAGCTGCCTCAACTTCTTCTTTTGGAACATTACCCCCATCAATAGTTGTAAAACTCCATCTTTTCCAATCCCCACTCTCATCTTCAGGTACATAACACCATAAATCATAAAACCAACTTGCCGTTCCATCAGGTGTTGAAATGAATAATGCCCATCCTTGTTTATCCGCTAAAGCAGGTCTTATAACTTCTGACCATACTTCCTTATCCATAAACGCTGCTTCGTCTAATACAACCCCTGAAAGACTTCTACCCCTTAATGCCATCGCATTCTCAGTCCCCTTTAACTCAATAGTTGATTCATTTACTAATTCAATCTTTAAATCTGTCTCATTCTTAGATTTAATCCATTGCTTTGGTACTAATTTCTTTAATGTTTTCCATGCTATGTCTTTTGCCATCCTATATGTAGGAGCACAATAAAAATATGTTTCTCCAGGTTTAGCAATAGCTCCTTTTAATAACTCAACACAACTTAAATAACTCTTTCCAAACCTTCTCCCAGCTACTAATACTCTAAATCTTTCATCCGCTTTAAATACTTCACCTTGTGCCCAACGTAAACTTAAAGGTTCTGCTATTCCCATACAAAAAATAATAACCTCTTTTATCATAACAGCAACTTATTTCGTGCTTTGTCAGTAAGTTCCCCACCTACCTACAAAATAAAAAATATTTCGCAACTACACCCCCTAGTAACATATGATACACTAAATAGTTTATTTTGCTCTTGTATATATACTAGTCTCTGGTATAATATAAGAGTAAGGAAAAAAACTTCCTTGCGAAACTTGAAAACTTAATTAATTTTTTTCGCTATGGCTAGACCAAATGTAGAGTATTCCTTTAAGGGTGTACAATCTTTGAACCTCTCACATTATGGAGTCACTATCACATTAGCTGATGGAGACAAAATCGAAACTCAGGTAGACTCAAAATGTTTTGAGCCTCTATTGGTTCAATCTATCGAGTATTACCTAAAGTGGACGGCTTCAGATGAGACACTTAAGAAACTAGGTGATTTAATCGTAAAGAAACTAGAGAAGGAAGAGGTTAACTAATGACCTCTTCACAACTCGGAGATATGCCTAACATCGCTAATTACGAGGATACCTATTACGCCTTGAGCGAGTGGGAACACTTCGTAATTGATGAAGCTATCTCAAGAGGAATTGACACTAACGATTCCGACAAAATGGAAGAGTTAGATGAGATTCTCCAAGACGAAGCACAAGACCATCGAGACAACCTCGAGATGGAAGCTTACGAGCAATCAATAGGCCACTAACCATGGCCTTCCTTGATTCCTATCAGGAGACGAGGCTTGACGAAATAGAAGAGGAACTCTTCCGAGAGTCTCCTCTCTCTCCTAATCTTCGTCCCAAAGCTTACGAACTTCTACTAATCGAACTTTATTCTTAAACGCTATGAAATTCCAAGTAATTTATTTATCATTTATTACTATTGTCCTGATGCTCTTGGCATCATGGGGCGACTCAATACAGCCTTACAATCGCATTCAAAATGTAAACAATCACGAATACTTAAGACTATGAAACCTTACGTAATCTTCCACCGCACATGGTGGAAGAAAAACCCCAGCTGGCCTGGTGGTCGTGAACCGGGAGTTGGCCGGGCAACAATTATTGCTCGTGCCACTACTGAAGAGGAAGCCATCGAAATGTGCAAAGCCTGGAACGCTTCACACGATCCTGAACACCTCTCTCGAAAAGCTGAATTTACAATCGGGGACATCTAGTCCCCTTTTCTTACTAAACTTATGACAAACTCAAACGAAAGAGACTTTAAAAAAGTTCTCGAAACATTAGACGCTAATGAAAAGGTGACGAACGAAAGACTTATTAAGCTAATTGATGAAGTATTCGTACCACAAGCCCTATCAGTTAAGCTCTTATACGAAAACCTGGGAGACCTGGCGAAAGGAGTAGAGTTTACTCATAATGGAACTTCTACTTTATTTGAAAACGTAGCTGATCTAATTGAAAAACTTGATACAAGAATAACAAATCTTGAAAAAAAAGTTGCACAATTAGAAAAATAACTGCTATAATATAGGAGAGGGAGTAATAAACCCTTTTCATGATAAAATCATGGTTGTTAAGTTGGAATCACAATGGGTAGAGGTCTGGTCACCTCTCCCATTTTTTTTGCCTGGAGACCAGGGCAAGACCTGGCAAACACCTGGCAAACACCTAGATCAGCTGGAAATTGAATGGTTTTTTGCGATTTACTCCCTTCAGAATCGCTTTTAAGGCTTGCGTTCCAAAGGTTGAATGTCTTTATACCCGTTAAATTGAATGTTTTTTAGGAGTCAGCAAAAATTGAATGCAAAAGTCAAGTAAAAATATTAAATGTCAAAAAATTGAATGCGATTTTAGCAGGCGGCAAAATTGAATGCAAAATTGAATGTTCGATCTCTCCGCACTTCATGTCGATTTGTCAATGTATCATTTGTTACATCGTAGTAGTACGCCTGTATTATACGAATTAAGCTCTTCCAGGCGCAGAAAATTGAATGTTTATTCCTTGCTTTCGATCTGAATATTTAAACTCGGTGGCATATTCACATTTACTGCTTCTTGAGTCTCGCCATTTGCTCGGCCCAAAGAATCTAAAATCATATGTGCTGTCTGTAATTGTCCCTTTTTTAATGCCGCATTGAACAATCTTTGTCTCATACTATGTAAACGAGAGAGTATATCAGCTCTATCCCTCTCTAAATCTTGCGAGTTCCATTCGGTAACGCGTTTCCAATCACTCCATGCCGTTTTTTCAGCGATGCCCTCTCTTTGTGCGTGCTGTAAAACTAACTGTCTAGTGGAAAGGCCATCTAATTGTTTTGTGTAGAGACGTTGGCAACGCTGTTCAATATGAGTTTTAGGATTACGTTTACCATATATCGATTTAATTCTTTCTAGGTCTTTATCTGACATTGCAATAAAAAAAGAGGTATTAAATAAATAATACCTCGTAAGTAGTGTTATGTGAAAAGAAATTAAGAAATGAGTTCGTAATTCATTTGGCAAGAAAAAAGAAAATCATAAGTTTTATTAACTTTATAACCTAAATTAATAAGTCTCATGTGTTCTTGATCAGCTTTTTCGATTGAGTCTATAGAATTATGACTGTAAGTTCGAGAGATGTACTTTTTCATTTTGTCACCTTTTCCATTTGTGCTATGAATTTAGATTCGTCAAAATCCCAAATTTCACCTAATTTCATATCTTCTAAAAGAAAATCTTTAATTTGGTTAAGGATTGCATAACCTAAAGATTTTTCGTGGTTTTCATGTTCACAAGATTGATAATCATAATTATTAACTATCCCAACTAAATAACCGCTTTGTTTGTTATCGATCCAATAAACAACAGAGTTGGAAAGTCTATAAATATAAGAATCTCTAAACATATCAGTTGGGTTAGAATATCTAGCCTTTAGTGAGTTTTTGTTTTCTAATAAAAGAGTATCAAAAACCAAATTGTATAAATCATTATTAGAACTTTTTAAAAGATCATCGTAATATTCATCTATGTAATGTTGAAAATCAGCATAGAGTTTAAGAGGGTCTTTGCAAGATTCGCCTCTAGTTTTATAGAAATACTCTTTTTCAACAATTCTCAAAGCTCTTTTATAAGCTTGAGCTTTTGAAGGATCGCCCCAAGAATTACCACTTTTAATAAACCAATAAGTAGACAATGCGTTGAGAGTATCGTCCGAACATAAATAAGCTGACATTAGTTTTTACCTCTTTTGTTAGCTTTCTTTTTTTCATCAAATTTTTTGAACTCAGCTTTAACATCATCAATAGAATTGATAGAAGTTTTAGATAGATCAACAGAATGTGTGTTACCATCACAATCTGTGATTTCCCAAATAGGCATAGCGAATAAAATAAACTACTCCTATATTATAACAGTTATTTCTTGGTTGTAGCAATAAGTTTCTTAAATTTTATAGAATAACCTTTAATTGAAGATATTATGAGAATATCTAAAATTTTTTGAAGTCTAGCTTTAAATTGTGGAGAATATTTTGAATGTTTAATAAATCTAACTAAGGCAGTTAATAAAAACCATTGATCATTGAAAGATAATTTTATTTCTTTTGGATTTGGTTGATCTTGATTGTTTTGTTGTCTTAATAAATAATCTTTAATTCTACCCATAATGTGATTGTTTTTCTATATATATGCTAGTATATTAGAGTAGTTAATGTCTAGTGCCTATGGTCAATTCAAGACGTTCCAATGACAATCGAGTTCAAGATCTTGAAAGGTTGAAGCGTCTTTTAGATTTAGGAATTACTCCGAAGGGAGTTCGTGCATATGCTCAATCAACATTTAATGTTTCGAGACAGCAAGCACATAGAGATACAGTCAGAGCAATGGCTGATCGTTCCAAAGATAAAAGGGTTAAACCTTGCAATAATGAAAAAAGAAAAATG